CAATCCAGAAACCGGCGTGACCTCGGCTACGTCCGGCCTGGCGCTGTCCTATCGCAAGGGGGCGCTCGGAAGCCTGACCGCCATCACCGAGTCCGATCTCGCGGCCGTGACGTCGCCGCACGCCGATGGCGGGATGAAACACGTTGACGGCGGAGTTTATCGGGTGGACGTCCCGGACGCCGCGGTGCCTACGGCCGAATTCGAGGTGACGTGGATCACGGGCACCGTCACTGGTATGCAGGTTATCCCCGCCGCCATCGTCGGGCGGTATGCCATCGGCGCGGCCGGCGCGGGGCTGACGGCGGTCGGGCTGGCCACTGGTGCCATCACGGCGGCCACCGTCGCCACCGGCGCAATCGACGCCGACGCGCTGGCGGCGGATGCGGTAACCGAGATCGCCGACGGCGTGTGGGACGAGGCGCTATCGGGCCACGCGACGGCGGGGACGGCGGGCGCGGCGCTCAGCGCGGCGGGGAGTGCGTCGGACCCGCTCACGAATACGGTGCCAGGGAGCTACGCGAGCGGGACGGCCGGGTATGCGCTGGGGCGGATCGGGACCGGCGTGCTGTCGATCACGGCGCTCTCGCACTTGCAGGCCGGGAACATCACGATCGTCCAGGGCGACAGCTACCACAGCTCGGACGGGAACGCGATCACGTTCCAGTTCACCGAGACGCGCGCGGGTCTGTCGTGGAACGGAGACACCGTGACCATCCATGTCGAAGACGCGGCCGGCACGACTGCGTCGTGGTCGGCGACGTGTTCGCAGTCGGGCACGACGGTGACGGTGACGGTCGGGAATCTGACCAGCGCCAACACGGATGATTTTGTGCCGGGTGTCGGGACATGGCAGATGCGCGGGGAGCCGGGCGCGTCCGGGCGGCCGATCACGGTGGTGGAGGGGCTGTTCACCGTGAAAGCGAGTCTGGCGGTATGACGTCGGCATTCATCGGGGGCGGTCGGTTATGGCAACTCCGAGACTGACCGCGTTCGCCGTGTACGTCAACGCCGGCATGTCGTCGGCCGAGGCCGCGCGTCGGGCCGGGTACGCCGAGACCACGGCGCGCGATCAATCCGCCCTGCTGGTGGAGCGCGCGCGCCGAGCCGGCTTGCTTGTCAAGCCGGACGTGATTCAGGATGCCGTTGCAATCATCGAGGCGGCGCTTCCGGATCTGGCGCGCGAGATCGTGGCGATGGGGCGTGGGGAGCGACCGAAACACCGCGCGCAGCTCGATGCGATCCGGGAGGCGTTCGACCGGGCGCGCGGGAAGGCGGTGCAACGCGGCGAGCATACTGGTGCCGGCGGCGGGCCGGTGGCCGTGACGGTGGAGGTGGTACGTGGTGACGGCACCCCCGCCGCCGACGACCCGGCGGCGTAGCGGTGAGCGCCGCACCGTCACGCTCCCGGCGCGCCTACCGTGGCAGGCCGAGGTCCTGGCCGGACGCGGGCGATTCAACGTCGTGTGCATCGGACGGCGCGCAGGTAAAACAACGCTCGGCGTCGACCTTGCCGGGACGCGGGCGACGGCGCGGGGTCTGCCCGTCGGGTGGTGGTCGCCGACGTACCGGGAGATGCTCGAGGTGTGGCGCGACATGGTGAACATGCTATCTCCCGTGACGTCGCGGGTGTCGGCGCAGGACAAGCGCTTGGACCTCGTGAACGGCGGCGCGATCGAGTTCTGGTCGGCCGACAATCCGGATGCCGGGCGCGGCCGGCGGTACTCGCGCGCCATCGTCGACGAGGCAGCGATGATACCGCGCCTCATTGACGCGTTCAACATGGTCATTCGCCCGACGCTGGCCGACTATCGGGGCGACGCGTGGTTCCTGTCGACGCCGCGCGGGCTCAACGATTTCTACACGCTCTACAGCTACGGCGCCGACCCCGGCCGGCCGGACTGGCGCGCGTGGCAGATGCCCAGCCACGTCAACACGGCGATTCCGGGGTTGGCAGGCGAGCTCGATGCTATGCGCGCCGAAATGCCCGACCTCGTGTACCAGCAGGAGATACTGGCACAGTTCGTCGACATGGCCGGCATGGTGTTCCGCGCTGTGGTCGATTGCGCCGTCGTCGATGCGATGGCCGGCCCCGAGTCCGGCCGGCGGTACGTGGCCGGCGTGGACCTTGCCATCACGGGAGACTACACGGTGGTGTCGGTGCTGGACGCGACGGAGACGCCGGCCCGCCAGGTGTTCGTCGATCGGTTCAACAACATCCCGTGGCGCCTGCAATTGGATCGCATCGCAGACGCCATCGGGCGCTATGGGTGCGACGTCGTACAGGTGGACCGGACGGGCATCGGCGACATGCCATTCGACGAGCTGGCCGCCGCCGTGCCGGATAGATGGCGCATGAACGGGGTAGCGTTCAACGCCGGGAACAAGCAGTCGATGGTCCAGGCGCTGGCGCTTGCGTTCGAGCAGCGGCGCCTGGAGGTGCTGTCGGACGACACGTCGCTCGGCCGCACGCAGCGGGTGGAGCTCATGGCATACGAGGCGACGCGCAGGCCCTCGGGCCTGTGGTCCTACGGCGCGCCGGCTGGGCACCACGACGACATGGTCGCGGCGCTCATGTTGGCGTATGACGCGGCGAGCCAGGATCGGACGCTCAGGGTGGGGAGGCTGCTGTGAACGATCACGATACCGGCGGAATCGTGGCCGCCATTCGCTCCCGCCTGCGATTCGGCGTCGGGCGCGTCGCCACGAAGGCGGCTGGCGCGATCCTGCGTACCGTACAGTTCATGCCGGGGTGGGTGCGCGACCCGGTGCGCGATTTCACCATCCGTTCCCTGGTCGACTTCGGCTACCGCAACAGCGCGGTTTACGCGTGCATCCGCGTCATCGCCGAATCATTCCCCGAGCCCGAGCTACACGTATGGGAGCGGGTCGAGGGCGGCGACCGTGTGATCGTCGAGGATCATCCCGCGCGGGCGCTTCTCGCGTCGCCAAACCCACACATGGCCGAGGACGAGTTTTGGGAGTTCTGCATCACCTATGCCGCGGTAGGCGGTAATTTTTATGTGTGGAAGCAGAGAGACAGGCTCGGCGTCCCCGTGGCGCTGTGGCCATTCCATGACGGCCAGATCAGCCCGGTGATGGACTCGTCGGCATGGATCAGCCATTACGAGCTCGACATCGGCGACGGCAAGCGAGTCGCCATCCGCGGCGAGGACATCGTGCACTGGCGCTGGTCTGTCGACCCGCGGCAGCCACAAGTTGGGATCTCGCCCATCGTCGCCGCGGCGCGTCAGGTCGACACCGACAGCGAGATGGGGCGGTATGTGCACGCGCTGGCGTACAACGACGCCGTGCCACGCACGATCCTCAAGACGAAGCTCGGCTTCGATAGCCCGCAGCTCGGCGCGCTCAAGGAGCAATGGAAGGAGAGTTTTGGCGGCACCGGGCGCGGTGACGTCGCGGTGATTTCCGACACCGATGCGACGATCGAGCGTGTCGGCGCGAACCTCGCCGAGCTGGCCGTCGAGGCGATCCACAACATTCCCGAGAGCCGCATCGCGGCGGTGTTCGGCGGCGCGCCGGTCGGGTACCTGGCCGGGCTGAACGTGCACCTGCAACGGTCGACGTTTTCGAACTACGCGGCGGCCGAGCGGGCGCTCCACACTCGCGTTCTGTCGGCAAAGTGGCGGTCGGTGGCCGCGACGATGACGCGGGCGCTCCTCGCGGACTTCACCGACAACCCGGCGCTGGTGCGGGCGTTCGACACGTCGAGCCTCTCGGCCCTGGCGACCGAGCGCGCCGAGAGCGAGACGCATGCGGCGACGATGTACACGGCGGGCCTGTGGAGCCGCAACGAAGCGCGGGCGCGTACGGGCAAAGCGGCGCTGGCCGACGACGTCGTGCTGGAGCCGGCCGGTGCGTTGACGGTCCCGGTCGTGTATGCCGATGACGTCACGGCAATCGCGGCGGCCGATGCGCTGGCCGCCAACGAGGCTGCGTCGCCAGACCTGTCGCTGAACGGCTCGCAGATTGCATCGCTCCTGGAAATGATCGGCCGCATCGGCAACGGCCCCGGCCAGTTGCCGCGCGAGACGGTAGTCGAGCTGATCGTCACCGCGTTCTCGATCCCGCGCGAGCGCATCGAGGTCATCCTCGCGTCGATCCCCGACAGCGGTATCGGCGCGTCGCTCCCGCCGCCGCCGCCGGCGCTCGGCGCGACCAAGGGCGGGCGCGTGTACCGATACAAGGCGGCGCCCCTGCCGGCGCGTCGCCCGTCCGACTCGGCCGTCATCCGTGACCAGCTCCAGGCGCGGCGCCGCCTTGAGCGGGAGTTCGAGGACGCGATTCTGGACGCACTCGCCGAGGACAAGGCGGCAGTGCTGGCCGCGCTTCGGAATGGGGGCGGGTCGTGACGCCGGTGACGATCGCGCGGGCCGCGGCGTCGCGCGCGCTCGCCGAGGTCCTGGTGCGCCTTTGGACCCGCGCGCTCGTCGACGGGCACGGGCGCGCCATCCGCGTTGCCGGCGGCCCGCGATTGCAGTTCGACCCGGAGTCAGACGACGGGCGCAAGATCTACCGCGATGCCGGCGACCGTATCACCGGCATCAACGAGGAGACGCGGCGGCGCGTGGCCGCCTATGTCACCCGCGCCCGGTTGGTCGGGATGTCGATCGACCAACTGGCGGCGCTGATCGAGGCCGATCCGTCCGGCGCGTTCAGCCGGGCGCGGGCGCGGACCATCGCTCGCACCGAGAGCGGGACGGCGCTCAATCGCGGGAGCCTGCTCGGGTACCGGCAATCCGGCCGGGTGACAAAGGTCAGGGTGTACGACGGCGACGGATGCGGCTGGACGTCGCACGACTCCGGCGACACGGCGCACGGGTCGATCCGCGATCTGGACGACGCCGAGGCGCATGTGCTGGCGCATCCGAATTGTCGCCGGGCATTCTCGGCGGTGGTGGACCCTGGCCGCCGTTGATGCGCCCGTGACGGCGCGCGAGGTCGCGGTGGAGCGGCGCCGAGCGCTCATCGCTCTGGTGCGGGCGCACGTCATCGAGCTGCGCTACATCGAGCGGCGGCACGGGTTACGCGCCGCCCGGTTCGACGGGCGATACGATCTCGCGCCTGACATTGGCGCGGTTGGCGCGACTCGACATAGTGTGCTAGAATAGGCACGAGTAGCACCATATCTAGGGTTCGGCCCTGACAAGCCTGCCCGCCACGCGTCTCGCGCGCTCCGGCCCGCCTGCCGTTTGGCGGGCTTTTTGTTGTGCACGCGCGGGGGGATGCGATGACGGATCATCGGATTGTGACGAAGGCGGTTCCGCTCTACGCGATCGACCTGGACGAGCATGACGGCATCGTCAAGGGGTTCCCGGCCGTGTTTGGCGTGTGGGATCTCGACGGCGAGATGGTGCCCAGGGGCGCGTTCACGGCGACGATCAACGGCGCCGGGCGCAAGGCCCCGATGGGCCGTGACCACGCGCACCCGCTGGGCGTGACGACGCGGCTGGAGGAGGTCGGCCGCGACGATCTCCCGGCCCGCATGAAGGCCGAGTACCCCGACGCCACCGGTGCGCTGTACGCCGAGGGCGTCGTTTCCATGTTTCCCGAGAATGTCGCGTGGCTGGCCGACGAGAAGCGGCGCATGGCGCGCGGCGAGGCGTCGGGCATGTCGTTTGTGGGGCGTGTCCTGCGGACGTCCAAGGCCTGGCGGCCCGATGGCGCCGAGGGCCTGGTCCTGTCCGAGATCGCCCTACAGGAATGGGGGCCGACGCCGACGCTCGTGCATCGCAATCGCGCCGCCGGGACGCTGGCCGTGAAGGCCGAGGCTACCGCTACCGCTGCCGCCGGCGACGAGCCGCTCGACATCGCCGGGCTGCTCGAACTGGCCGCCCGCAAGGCGGATCTGGTCGAAATTCTGCGGACAGAGAAAGCGGGTCGGGCGCTCTCGGGCGCCAACGCCCGCCGGGCTCTGGCCGCCGCTCGTGAGCTGCTCGCGCTGCTCCAGGCCGCAGGGATCACGCTGGACGAGGACGAGGGCGAGGCCGACGGGCCGCCGTCCGCCGTCAAGGCCAGCGCCGCTCCCGCACTCCCGGCAGACGCGAGGCTGGCAGCCGCCGAGGCGCGGCTGCGATTGTCGACGACCCGACTCAACCTCCTGGGAGTGTGACATGATGGATGGCGACAAGCCGGGCGTGCGCGCCCGGACGTATCTGGAGCAGGCAGAGCATTACCTGACGCGGTACAAGGCGCTCGGCGCCGAGTTCGCGGACAAGGACATGCCGGCTGAAAAGGCCGCCGAGATGACGGCGTGCTGGGCCGAGTTCGAGCGCCTCGACGGGCTGGCGCAGAAGGCGACCGCCGAGGCCGAGAAGGACGTGCGGGCCACCGAGTTCGAGGCGCGCAAGGCCGGCATGCTGCCGCCGGGCGCGTCGTTGCCGGTCGGCGTTGGTGTCACGAAGGCGGACACCGACGACGCGGCCGTCACGATCACGTACAAGGCGCGCGGCGGCGAGATGGCGACGTTCACGCCGTCGGCTGGACTGGTCAACGGCTGGACGGCGAAGGCCGAGGCCGGCTACACCGAGGCGTTCCGGCACTGGCTCGCGCACGGCCGCGACGGCTGGCGCGAGGGTGACGCCGAGCAGTTCCGCGCCAAGGCCCTCTCGGCCGGCGTCGACAACGCCGGCGGGTTCTGGATTCTGCCCGAGGTCATGGCAACCGAGATCATCGCCACCCTGGCCGATCTCGTGATGATGCGCCAGCTCGGCACGGTCATGCCGGCGATTCCGGTGGCGTCGCGGATCGCGATCCGCACGTCGGGCACGCTGGACGCCGCGGAGTGGACGACCGAGGTCAGCGTCGCGACGGCCGACACGGCGACGCCGGCCGGGCAGCGCGCGCTCACGCCGCACCCGCTCTCGAAGCTGGTCAAGGCGTCGAACACGTTCCTGGCCGCGCCGGGCGCGAACGGCGAGGCGTACATCCGCAGTCAGATCGCCGAGCTGTTCGCGGCGGCCGAGGAGTCGGCGGCGATGACGGGCTCAGGCGCCGGCCGGTGGGAGGGTATTTTCACGTCCAGCCTGCCGACGGACGTCACGGCGGCGTCGGCCACGGACATCGCCTATGACGACCTGGTCGAGGTCGAGGGCTCGCTCAAGAGCCAGTTCATCAACGGTGCGTCGTGGATCATGCACCGGACGATCCGCAAGGAGCTCCTGCTCCTGGTTGACGGCCAGGGCCTGCCGCTCCTGCGGCGCGACCCGGCCGCTCAGGCGCGGTTCGACCTGTTCGGCTATCCGGTCAACCTGAGCGAGTACGCCCCGTCGAGCTCGGCCACGGGCCAGTACGTGGCGGCGCTCGGCAACTGGAAGCGGGCCTATCGGATCGTCGACTCGCTCGCGACCGACATCAAGCGACTGGACGAGCTGTACGCCGGGACGAACGAGACCGGGTTCATCGCTCGCAAGGAGAGCGACGGCATGGTCGTCGACGGCCAGGGCATCGTCCGCCTGAAGATGGCGTAAGGGGAGAGACACCATGGTGAAGTTTCTTTCGAGCGAGGCGCTGATCACGTCGGCGTTGGCGACGACTACCGGCGGTACGTCGACGGTCACGTCGTCGGCGATCGACATGGCCGGATACGAGGGTGCGCTGTGCATCGTGAAGTTCGGCACGGCGGCGGCCGGCAACACGCTTAAGGCGCAGGCGTCGAGCGACGACGCGGTGGCGGACGATTACACCGACCTGGAGGGCACGAGCGTCGGTGTCGGCGCGTCCGACGAAATCGTGTGGCTGGACATCAAGGCGCCGCGCAAGCGCTACCTGAAGTTCTTGGCGCTGCGCGGCACGTCGACGACGCTGGATGCGGGGTTCGTGCTGCGCTACGGTGCGCGCCAGCTCCCGGTCGACAACACGACCGCCGGCACGATCCACGGCGAGGCGCACCTGTCGCCGGCCGAGGGCACCGCGTGATGAACGGCCGCATCACAGGCGCTGCGCTGGCGGCGGTGTTCGCGCTGGCCGGCATGCTGGCAATCGTCGCGTGCGAGGGGGCCTCGGCCCCCCGCTCGCCGTTCGGTCTGCCGACCGAAGTGCCGGCCGCGGGGGGCGCGCTCGGCGCCCTGTCCTACGCCGTGCCTTGCTACGTCGCGCAGGGCGGGGCGTCGGTCGTGGCCGCCTCCGGCTGTACGGTCAGCATTCAGTCCGGTGGGAAACTCTCGTTTTCGGGCGGCGCGATCATGGGGCACACGCTGTACGGCACGGCGACGCCGGCGACGGTCGTGACGGGGACGGCGCTCGCGCCCGGCGCGTTCGTCCAGCCCATCACCATCGCCACGGCGGGCACGGTGCCGCTCACCATTCCGTCGGCCGGCGTGCGCGTCTGCATCCACAACACCGGATCGCAGGCCGTGACGATCGCCGACACGGGGAATCAGGTGCTGGCCGGCAACTTCGCGCTTGGGCAGTATGACGTCCTGTGCGGGTTCTCGGACGGCACGCGGTTCATCGAGACGAGCCGGAGCAACAACTGATGTACTGCCGCAGGCACACGGTTTCGGTCACGACGGCGGCGGACGGGTCGGCAACGGCGTACACCGACACGACGGTCAACGGGCGTGTGCTGTCGATCCAGTACGTGAAGACCGACTTCGACAACGGGGTTGACCTCACGATCACACTGGAAACGACGGGTCAGGGGCTTTGGACCGACACGAACGTCAACGCCTCCGAGACCGTGTGCCCGCGGCAGCCGACCCATGACGCGCTCGGGGCGGCGCTCCTGTACGCCGCGGGCGGCACGGCACAAAGCAACTTCATCTACGCGGCGGACGAGCGGGTCAAAATCGTGATCGCCCAGGGCGGCAACGTCAAGACCGGCACGTTTTACATCACGACGGGGTGACGCATGGCACGACGTGGATTGACGGCAATCGGGCCGGCCGACGACGCGGACGAGGCGCCGGCCGTGATGGCGGACTCGCCGCGCGTGACGCCGCTCTCGCCAATTGCGAGCCCGGCGGCACTGGACGAGGCGCCGGTGGCGGCTGACGGGTGCCGGTGCGAGGGCCAGCCGTTCCGGGTGACGCGCGTGTTTCAGGGGCGTGGTCGCCTCGAACGACGGTGTGACTACTGCGGCGCGTTGCAGGGGGTCGTTCGGTGACGACGGCCGTTTACGCGTCCCTGGCGCAGTACAAGGGCGAGATCGGAGAGACCAGCTCCGACAACGACGCGCGGCACATGGCGGATCTCGCCGAGGCCAGCCGCGTGATCGACCGTCTGTGCCGGGTGCCGGCCGGGCGGTTCGCTCCCACCGCCGCGGGGGTCGCGCGCACGTTCGACGTTTCGAGCGCGCAGGCCATGCGGATGTCGCTGCCGCCGGTCTACAGCGTGTCTGCGGTGAAGACGGACGAGGACGGAGATCGGACGTTCGAGACGACGCTCGCGTCGACCGACTACCGGCTCTATCCGCTGGACGGGCCGCCGTACACGTCGATCCGGGTGGACGATGCGCAGGGTAACTACACCTTCCCGGTCGGTCAGGCGCGCGTCCAGATCACGGGCCAGTGGGGCGAGGCGCTGACGGTGCCGCTACCGATCCAGCGGGCGACGCGACTCCTGGCCGGTCGCTACCGGGTGCGGCCGAACACGCCAGAGGCGCTCATGGCCGGGACGAACAACATGATGGCGCTCGGTCAGCACGACCCGGACGTGCTGACGATCCTACGGGACGGCGGCTACATCAACGTCTCGGCGGTGTTCGCGTGAGCGGCGCGCTCGGCGAGCTGGTCATCGAGATCGACAAGGCGCAGCTCGCGGCGCTGGAAAAGGCGCTGGATGGCAAGGGGTTGCGGGCCGCGCTGGACGCCGCGGCGACTGACCTGGCGCACATCGCCGAGGGCGCGGCGAAGGGTGTCACGCCGGTCGTGACGGGTCACGCGCGGCGGTCGACGGTGTCGGATGCGCGACGTGCCGACAAGGTCGTGGCGGGCGCGTATCCCTACCTCGACTGGCTCGATGTGGGCACGGACAGCCGTGGGCGCCGTATGCAGACGCGACCGGGCGGATATCGCATCCGCGACGCGGCGCGGCAGGCGGCTGTGCGCGATGCTCCCGCCGCACTGGACAAGGCGGCGCGTGAGGTATTGGACCGATGGAACGGGTGACGCATGACCACGGGCACGAATGCGATCGCCGACGCGCTGAAAACGGTGGTCGAGGCGATCGACACCGACGTCCGGTTCTACCCGGAGGCAGAGGAAAAGCCGGGCGGGGCGGCGGCGGGTGTTGCGTGCGAGGTGTGGTTTTCGGGAACGCGCCGTTTGTCGCACGGCACGACAGGCCCGTGGGTGACGGACGCGACGGTGGAGCTGTCGACGCGGGCAAACTCGCCAGGCTGGTCCGAGGCCATCCGGCGCATTCGAGCGATGTCCGATCCCTACGGGTCGACGTCGATTCTGGCGGCGATCGAGGATGACATCACGCTCGGCGGTGTGGTGACGGGATGCCTGCCACACCCGTCGGGCGCGATCTCCGAGGAGGTCCGCAAGAAGTACGCGGACGGCGACAGGTGGACGAAGGAATTGCGGCTACAGGTGACATGGAATCCGGGGGCGGCATGACCGACACGACGACGGGACAAACGACGAAGCAGGCGCCGAAGCGGTCGGCCGGTAGCACGATCCGCGACGGTCGCGCGTGGCGCGTCACGGACAGGCGGGCCGGTCTCATCTACATGGCCGACGATGACCAGATCGCGGCGATGGCGCGCGGCGACCGTATCCCGCTTGCGGAGCGGGCGTGGAAGGAGGCGCCGGCCGGCGCGATCGTGACGGATCTGCCGGCGGTGTCCGTCCCCGGCCTCCTGGCGGCGGGCTGGATCGAGCCGGCGGATGATTCGCTCAAGGGCGGCGGGAGGGGAGGCCAGTAATGGCGACTCCGGGACCATCGTCACGATTCCTGTACGTGTTCGACGGCACGGCCAACCTCGGTGTCAACCTGACCGGGACCGCCGGCCAGGTCGGCGAGTTCCATCCGCCCGCCATCGAGGAGGTGTTGCAGGAGCTGACCGGCAGCGCCGCGACGTATCCGACCGTGGCGCGCGTCGGGCACGCGATGTCGCCCGATATGACGATTCCGTTGTGGGCAGACAGCGGGCTGCAATCGCTCCTGGACGATCTGCACGGCGTGACGGCGGCCGACCGCTCCGACCTCCGGCTGGTCGTCGCGGGAATCAACACCGACACGATCGGCGAGCGCGCGACGATGGCGCGCGGGTACCTGTCGAACATCAAGCCGGTCACGCCGGCCGCAGCACTGACGCAGTTTGAGGCGACGCTCAAGTTCACGGGCTATGCCGCCGTCGGGCATGTTCTGCACGAGCTGTCGGCCGAAACCGCGGACGGCGATACCAAGGCCGACAGCATCGACAACGCGGCGTCGTCGGCAACGGGTGGCGAGGGCTACTTCGGGTACACGACCTATACGGCCGACGGCGCGACGGGTCTGTCCGTGCGTGTGATCGACAGCACGGATGACGTGACGTATGGTGCGCTCATCACCTTCACGACCGTCACGGCGACGACGGGCGGCGGGCAGCGGTCCGCGCTGGCCGTGACCGAGACGGTCGAGCGATACGTTGCCTGCGATTGGGATTTCACCGGGACGCCGGGCGGCGGCACGACCGCGACGTTCTGGGTCGGGTTCAAGCGGGGCCAGTGATGACGACGCGACCGACGCCGATTCCGCTCCTGGCCGACCCGTCCGTGATGCGGTGCGCGGTGTGCGGGCGCGCGCTGGACCCGGCGGGCGACATGGCGCTCATGGCGTTCATCGTGCGACGGCGCGGCGACGGGGCGCCGTCGGAGTATCGGGTTTATGCGTGCGGTTCCAGCCACGCGGCCGAGGCGATGCGGCGGACTGCCGCCGCCGTCGACGCTCATCAATTCAGCTTGCCACGGGCCGGCGCTGCCGCCTGGACCGGGCGCCACGTCGCCCTTGTCGGGCGCGATTCATAGGAGGTAGGTCATGGCCGTTCCTGGTCCTGCAGATCGCGTCATCGCGATCGACGACAACAGCGGTACCCCGCAGACGTGGGGACCGCTGATCGTGGGCGACATCGACGGGCTGGGCGCGCTTGAGGCGTCGCTCCACGACCTGACGGGTCTCAACCACACGGCGCCCGTCATCCTGCCGGCCGGGTTCACGCGGGCGCAGGACGTCACCGTGACGTTCCAGGCGGACGTCGGCGGGTCCAGCCCGGCTGACCCGACCACGGCGTTTTACGTCAACCGCGGCACGTCGCGGACCTGGACGGTCACCTACGTGACCAACTGGACGTTCAGCAGCGAGAGCTACATTTTCAGCTCCAAGCCAGTCACGTCGCCCGAGCTCCTGTCTTTGCTTGAGGTGGGATTCCGGTTCACCGGGGCGATCACCGTCACGTAAGCACGCGCGCGGC